GTCCGGGAACATCGCCGGGTACCAACGGACCGCCACCCCACACTGGCGATAAAGGCGTGGTGTACAAAGGAGATTGCGCTTGGAACGCACCTGCATTGCCCATGTCCACAGGCTGGCCGCCGTATACTCTAATCATTTTTATGCTTCTTTTCTGTATTTTACTCTTCTATAACCTCGTAGCCAGCTGCGTCATTGACCTTGTTAATGATGATGCCTGTACCACGGACATCCCAGTTAAGCACGTCGCCTTCTTGCCAGCACAACTCTTCCATTACCTCATCAGGAAGAACAATGTAAGGCTCGCCATTCTCGTCCTCTTGGACCTCAAGGATGTAGCTCATTTTGACTCAAGCAATTTCTCCATTAGCTTATCAAGCTTATTGTTGATTTGATTAAAGTTGTCATGCATTTGCTGGATTTCTCTCAGGAAGTCTACCTTGAGAACGTATTCCAAAGGCATCCGTTTTAAGTCGTCTTCCAAAACATCAATCCTACGTTTTTGAGATCCGATGTAATTAAAAGCTTGCTGGATCTGGTCGTTTTGCCTGCCCAGGATCTTGCCTGCAACCCAACTGCCACCAGTAACAGCAGATACAACGGCCGTTAGACCGATAGCAATGTATTCAGGACCCACGACTAGAATAAGCTTTTTTCTAATTTTAGGATTTAGTAATCGAGCTGAAGCTTACCTTTGCGCATCAATCCGTTAATCATCCAGACCAGTGCGTCAACACAGTCATCATGACTGCTAACACCAAAGTTGGTCAGCTCTTCAAACATGGCGGTAAAGTTGCGGTAACGATTGAAGATGATCTTACGATCTTCAAAGAGACCCATGCAACCTCGGAAACGTGCCAACTTATCTGCACGGAAACCTTTGACAGGATGCCAATTCAAGTTGTAAAGACTTTCGTTATTCAAGCAAACGCGTTTAAAGTCAGCTTCCAGGGAAGCCTGGTACTGCACAGCTTCTGAATAAATGTCACAGGTGGAGTAGGTCGGAAAGTAATTACCGCTTTCATCTCGGCCAAGCACCGACCAGTCATTAAGCAATTCTTTTAGGGCATCTAGCTTTTCTAGGTTACCCATGACACGCAAGCGGCGGTAATCAATGACGTGAATCTGATCTCCGATACGTCCACCAAGTACCATAACGGTGTAATCATTCTTTTCTTTGGTGCCAGCGGATAAGTCAACCCCTACAGCAAGCGTGTCGAATTCTGTGGCAATCTCCGCTTTGACAATCAGCTCAGGCGCCAACGACAATTCGTTCTGTCTGATGACTTGATTCATGTACTGGAACGAAAAAGCAATAGGTGCTTGTCGTTTCTTTTCCTTCAAGTAATCCAATGACCACATCTCTGGCCAATACGATTGCTCGTCCCCAGACTTGGGATCTTGCAAGATTGCCGACAACACAATTTGCAACCAGTTGTTTTGCGTATTAAAGGTTGTGGAATGAATGTCATCATGTCTGAAGCGAGTGCCAAGGCAGATAGCCCGTGCTCCTTCAAACATGGTGGGTGCAATCACCGCATTCCAGTTGTCCTGCATCTGTTTACGGATGTCAGGGTTGGAGATGTCTGCCGCTGATTTAATGGCGTCATCGATGATCACAAGATGTGAACGCTTGGAGGTCACAGAGCCTTTGAGACCTGCTGCGCAAAGTGTGAATTGTTCTTCACCTGTGGTGTCAATGCCCGCAAACTTATGGTCAATCGACCAGTACTCATTGCTGGTGACGTTCTTAAGAAGACGTACGGTTGGAAAAACTTCTTGGTATCGTTTGCTTTCAATGATACGTTTGATGGTTGCCGACTTGGAACGTGCGATATCAACCGTGTAAGACAAGTAGAGGATCTGTAGCGGCTTCTTGGCTTGCGTGTGGACACCAATGGCCCATGCGGTAAACAAGCCAAGGACCGTGCTTTTAGCGGAGCCCCTGGGTGCCAATAGATCGACGTTAGGTCCAGCAATCTTCAAAAGACAGGTGCTGTCCTGATCGGTTACAAAGTGACGATGCCACTCCTTGTGGTGTTGAGCCGGAGGTTTATCAGCGACGTACTCACAAAAGAAACCAAAATCTTCCCTTGCTTTCTGAAGAGATTCAAGGTTCCGTGGAACACGAATTTGTTGCTTGCGTGCAGCAGCTTGTGCGTTACGACGGTAGGCAAGATGCTGGTATGCAGGCACGGCAGGTATCGTTCAGTGTATTACTGAATACTACCCTATTTGTTATCGTCTTTGTTTCTTTTGCTTGCTTGGTATTTACGTGCTTTATCTAGGGCTGCTTTTCTTTTCTCTTTATCCGACATCTCACTTCCGTCTTCGTTCTTGGCTTCTTTTTTCTTGAAGTGCTCCAAGAGTTCAGGCGGCATTTTATTTTTGCTCATTCTGTTTCTTCTGCATTAATGCATTCATGACTTCTTGGCCTTGTGCAACATTCTGCGCAAGGGGAGTTGGACGAGTGACAGCAGCCCCTGACTCACGATTTTTTTGGAGTTGACGAGCAACTTCAAATAAACGTCCGGCAATATCTTCACCGAAAACAGGAGGTTGCGGAGGTGGCTTTTGCATAGTGCTAGTCTAATTTATTTATTCTTCCATTTGCATGTGAGACCATACGCTCATCGATGCTTCTTCCAGGGGGACTTCAATAGGGTCATCTTTGAAGATGGTCAGCAACTCACGTATGGCGCGGTCAGCACCAGCCATTAGTAAGCCCTTGCGATCTTTGTTGCCCGTAAACAGATCAATCTGTGCGATGGTGCCACGGAGTTCCTTTTGCATGCTGGCGATCCTTGCAACGCCAGAATCACGTTTGACAACACCGTTATCAATGTCTTCTCGAAGCTTGCGGATGTCCTCCTGCATGGCTTCAATTTCGTTGATCAAAACCTTGCGATGATCAGGCTTTGGATAGTTGTGTTGGAGCCAGAGATCACAGCCTGTGATGCACCCGCTATAACGCAGGAAGCGAGCATACAGATAGCATTCAATTACGGAGAAGTTTTCCGCACAGAATGCCCTATATGCTTGCTCTGTTGGTGCGTCTAGATTATCAACCCACTGATCGAAGATCTCAATATCGATATGCTCTTTGGGACTGAGCGTAGTCCCTTGCCTCGTCGCTTTCGCTGAAGCCCTGGGCTTGAGCTGCAGACTTTCTTTGTTCTTCACCTGAGGTTCCAATAGAGAGACGTTCTTGTGTGCCGGCTTCTTTCATCTTCTCTTTGGAAGAGCCAACGGAAACGTCTTGGAAGATTTTAACGGCAGACGCAGCTTTACGTGCTTTGTCCTCATCAAACAACAAATCGTAAGAATTTAAATCCTTATCATCGTCGTAATAAAAATCTTCTTCGTTCATGGTCGTTCCGTTTTCTTGATGTCTTCTTTGACATCAGTTTCTTCTTTATTCAGTTTATCTGAGGGTTGCTCTTTATTAAGGCGGCTTTTGGCGTATTTATACGCAACATCTGCCGCCTGGCGATAACGACCCAGTTCTGCGGAAGTATCAGCAGAAGAGTCCTGCATCTTAGAAGTTACCCATCATGCTGGCAAGACCACCGGCAAAGGTATCACGTTGACGTGCACGGTTGGACTGAGCAGCCTGACGCATCTTGGAACCTTCAAGACGGCCGATGAGGGATTCAAAATCTTGCAGTTCAGCAGCCGACATACCGCCACCGTACTGACGAGAAACATTAGCGTCTACGAGTTGTTGCGCTTCGGCATCAGACATGCCTTCAGCCATGAGCTGAGCTTTGGTCCGAGTATCGCGACGAGGGGCGCTGGTAGAAAAAGACATGTACTCAAAAATTTAACTCTACAAGTATTTTAGTATATTCAATTTAGAAATTGAACATACTCGTAACGTTGCGAACCATTTCTGTACCTCTTTCAATGTTGGCAATATTTTTATAACCAGCGTTAACGATAGCCTGTAAGTCTAATTTACCTTTTGACTCAGCTTGTATTTCTGGAATACGATTATCGACTTCATACTTTAAACGCTCTGTAGCGCCAG